AAAAATAATTATTGATCTCATCTACAACTTTGTTATTAAGCAATTCTAACCTTAACAATGGAGTTGCAGATGAACAGTAAATTACAAAAACTACTTGACCAATTAGAAAGCATCAAAGAAAAATTTGATGATAAATTGGAAGATATAAAAAATTACCTCTACGACATGGAAGAAGCTGATGAGGCTGATGACTATGAAGAAGATGAAGATTTTGATGATGACGACTCCGAAGATGAAGATGAAGAATAATCAATGTATTTATAAATTATGGATTGGCTTATGTTCTTTGTTAAAAGAATGTAAATGTGAAAAACTTAACAATCAATAATGGCTAAAAAACATTCTCTAGGAGTACCTACCCATCAAAAAAAAACTAGGAAGAAAAGAAAAGGTAGATGGTTTAAAAAGAAAAGAAAAGGTTACACTAGAAAAGCAAGAATAGGTCAAGGAAAACCATAATTGACAGTTTATGCAAATACGAATAAGAGTTGCATATGCCTAAGAAACCAAAAACTGTCGGTGAAGAAATTGTAAGCCTATATGGGCATATTACTGGATTAAAAAAAGATATATCACATTTGAAAAACAACCACCTGAAACATTTAAGCTGTTCTGTCTATAAGATAGAAAAAAAAGTAGATCACATCATCTGGTACTTAATTGCTGGAATGGGTGCTTTGATTATAACATTAATAAGTTTATTCGGACAATTTATAAAATAAATTAATGAAGAAAAAATTTTCTAGGGTGCTTCTGATAAGTGACCTTCATATACCATTTCATCACCCTGATAGTTTTGCTTTTCTTAAAGCATTAAAAAAAAAATATAATCCTGACTTTGTATTAAATGGTGGAGATGAAACTGATGGTTCTGCAATCAGCTTTCACGATAGCAACCCTGATATGGATTCTGCTGGTAAAGAATTAATTGAAGCTAGAAAACATATAAAAGAATTAGAAAAGATATTTCCTAAAATGATTTTATTGCACTCTAATCATGGAAGTCTTATTTATAGACGAGCCATGAAACATGGATTACCAAGAGCATATTTTAAATCTTACAATGATTTTTTAGAAGTTGGTAAAGGTTGGGAATGGGTAAATGATTATAATATTCCTTTATCTGATGGATCAGAAGTATTTTGTACTCATGGTATGACAGCAGATGGATTAAAACTTGCTATGCAATATGGCAAAAATGTTGCACAATTTCATTTTCACAGTAAATTTCAAATACAGTATTTCAGCAATCCTGATAAATTGGTATGGTCGGTTCAATGCGGTTGTTTGATTAAGCAGAGCCATATGGCTTTTGAATATTCAAAGAATTTTAAAACTAGGTTTATTGTTGGAACAGCTATGATCATTGATGGACAGCCAAAATTATTTCCTATGGTTTTGAATAATAAAGGCAACTGGATAGGTAAATTAGTCTAATGAAACTATCAGCTAATTTTGAATTATCTGAATTAACTAAATCTCAAGTAGCTGAGAGAAAAGGATTACCAAACAATCCCTCTCCAGCACACATTGATAATCTAAAATCACTTTGCATTAATGTACTACAACCAATTAGATCAGAATTTGATAAACCAGTAATTATATCTTCAGGTTATAGATCAGGAGAAGTTTGTATTGCTATTGGATCAAAGCCTACTTCACAACACGCAGAAGGCAAAGCAGTAGATTTTGAAATTGTGGGAGTGGACAATAAAGATTTATTTGATTGGGTTAAAAACAATTTAGAATTTGATCAGCTTATCTTAGAGTTCTATAAAGAAGGAGAACCAAACTCAGGCTGGATTCATGTAAGCTGGAATAGTGGAGAAAATCGTAATCAAACATTAAAAGCAATTAGAAACGAAGACACAGGAAAAGTAGTTTATAAACCAGCATGACCAACCCTGAATACTTTGACAAAGTGAAATCAGCTAAAGATACTCAAGTAGGTGGAGATCATTATAAGAAATTAAAAATACAGCCTTCTGATTATATCTATGAAAATAACTTGAACTGGTATCAAGGTAATGCTATCAAGTACCTTAGTAGATATAATAGTAAAAATAGCGATACTGCTAAACAAATAGAAGATTTAAAAAAGGCTATTCACTATATACAACTACTGATAGAGAAAATAGGCAATAAATAGGTTTTAGAACAAAGCAAGAACTAACAATCTAAAACCAAGCCTAAAATAGCATTTAAACCGCCAAATTTGCATTTTAAACGCATACATTTTAAAAATTTGATAAGTTTATTGTTTTTAGTTAAATATAGCAAAAAAGGCTTTTAAATTGGATATGGAAAATAAACATAAATATAGCTTATGCATTTATTGTGCAGATATTGGTAATGTAAGGCATCATTATAAGGAATCCGTAGCTAATTCAGGCAAAAAAAGATCATATAAAATAACAGATATATTACCTACTTGCACGGAATGTAATTCTTTGCTTGGTTCAAAAAATCCTTCATATGAAGAATGTTGTTATTTTTTACATGATAGAATTTCTCAAAGACACAAAAGTATTATTTCTATGCCTAATTGGGACGAAGATGAATTAGAAGAACTTAGCGGACATTTAAAACGACAAATAAAAGCTAGTCTTACAATGAAAAAAATACATATACAAAGATTAGAAAATCTTATTGAAAATGCTCAAAGCAATAAAACTTACGAAGATATAAAAGATATTTTGTGTATTGAGTATTAATAATAAAAATATAATTAGAATTTAGAGGTAAATATTATGTGGTGGAATTTAATAGGAATGGCAATAAAGACAGGTGCAGATGTTTTTGAAAAAAGACAGGAAACTAAAAGGCTAGAGGCTTTGGCTGAACGAAACTACATGGAAAGAGTTGCTAAAGGTGAAATAGAATACCAAGGCAAAGTTATAGATAATCAATCACAAGGAATTAAAGATGAGATTGTACTTTTAATTGTGATATTGCCTATTGTGGTTTTAGCTTGGTCAATATTTTCTAATGATCCTCATGCTAAAGAAAAGTTAGATTTATTTTTTGAATACTTCAATAACTTCCCAGAATTTTACAAATGGTTAGTAGTAGGAATCTTTGGAAGCATATATGGTCTAAAACCTACTATGGATATATTTAAGAAAAAATGAAGTACGAATATGTACTAGCAACCATTATTATTTCTTATCTTTGTAAGAAAACAAATGAATCTAAGTACAGCTATGTTAAGGTAGAAGATTGTTATCCACACTTAGTTAATACCAATCACATAATTAATTTTGCAAAGAGTAATGATCGTTTTGAAGTTACGGGGATAGAGTATTCTTTAGAAGAAGCACACTTTACAGATTATGATTCTGAACTTTGTAATACTGTTCATTAAATAGGTAAAATATAATATTTATTGCCTTCATGGTAGGAATCTAGCTTAGATTCAGGAATTAACTCTAATATTTGATCTATTGTTTTCATTACTATTTTATCATTAAAGCAAAAAGCTATTCTGTATTTAGTGTACTTAGGATCACAAAACATTTTTTCCCAAGCTATGTAAGACTTTAAATCACGAATTTTAATTTTATTACTCGCTTTAACTTCAACAAATATTTGCTCACGATCATTATAAACGAAATAGTCAGGCATAGAAGTAAGTAAGCCAAGACGATTCCAATGAGGAATAGGACATGTAAAAATGTCATCAGATTGATTAAGATGTAATTTGCGAAAAAAGTATTTATGTTTTTGGCAATATTCTTCAAACCTTTGCTCAGATAAATCAACATAGTTCTTAATACGATCATCATATGACTCCTTATTTAGTTCACCTTTATTGAATATCTTTTTTTCCACTATACTTCCTGATTTGTTGTTTTAAATATTCTAATTGTTTTTGTTGCATCTCTACTTTTTGCTCCAATAGAATAGTTTGATTAGTTAGTTCCTCAATGATTCTTTCCAAATCTAAATCTCCTTTAAATTGATTGTCCATTAATTCATTAAATTTTTCTGAGCCGATATATAAGTTCTTAAATAATCTATATACGAGTTCATGTTTGCGTAATTAAATTTAGCTTTGCTGTATTCTTGTTCAGCAACACAATAAGCCATAATGTGTGTTTTGTATTTATCAGATGACATAGCAATTTTTTCCGCTTGTGCTATTGAACAATTATTTTTAGATTGTTCTTCAATAGTTAATTGAGATAAAAGTATTTTCTTATTTTCTTCAAGCAATCTGTATTGATAAACTTTTTCTGCCAAAACTTCTGACAGCTTAT